ATCAAAACATATACTAATGAGGGAGATTTGGTTCTAGATAATTGTATGGGTTCGGGAACAACAGGTGTTGCTTGTATTAAAACAAATAGAAAATTTATAGGAATAGAAAGAGATGAAAATTATTTTAATCTTGCTAGTAAAAGGATTAACGAAACTAACCCCCTAATGAAATTTGTAAAATAAAAAACTTGACAAAACATTTTTCGGTATAAATAACTATGAAAACTAAATATAAACTAATAGTGAATGGTTCTGGAAGTTATTCAGAAGATTCATTGTTCAAACTATATTTTACGATTTTAAGACATCGCTTCCATCATCTATGTAAAGGTGAAGGATGGCGAGATTGAGGCTGACCATAGTGGTAGTCTCGCAACCAATCTCAAGTCCAGTGCTATGGATTGAGATTTCTTCAATACCAACCTTGCTTATATAAGGAGGAATTATGGTTACATTAGCACCACACTCAGCATTTACCGCAAACGATTTAGAACGATTCATGGGATTATCCATTGGATTTGATTCTATGTTCAATCGTGTCGCAAACTTCCCACAACAAGAGAATGGGTCTTATCCACCCTACAACATCCGAAAAGAAGATGACTTCAACTTTGTCATCGAACTGGCACTTGCCGGATTTTCGGAAAAAGATGTTGAAATAGAACTTACGGAAAATGTTCTTTCTATTCGTTCAACTGATGAAAAGGGAAAACAAAACTCGGATACACCAGATTATGTTCATAGAGGAATTGCGAATCGTTCTTTCTCTCGTAAGTTTTCTCTGGCCGATGACATTATTGTCAAAGGTGCAGAGTTTGAAAATGGTCTTCTTAACATCACTTTGGAAAGAGTTGTTCCAGATGAAAAGAAACCAAGAATAATTCCAATCACAAATCCAAATGTGATTGAACACAAGAAGAAGTAATTTCTTGTCTCCCTTCCAGAGAACTATATACTTTGGAAGGGTTTTTTTATTTTAAATTATTGGGAGATTATTATGTTACCTTTATTATTGTTTAATGTTATTTCTAGTCTTGTCATGGACAAAGCAACAGATTTAGCAACTGAGCACGTGGAAAGTATGATAGATGATTTACTTCCAAAAGATGCAAAAAAAGAATTAGATAAATTTATAAAAGAAGACCCAGCACATCAATTCACAACTGCTAAAGAAGCATTGATGGCTGCTGTTGATGGAAATTTGCCTATCGTTAAAGCTGATGGAACTCTCAAACCAATAGAAACAACATTTACAGTTTCGTATGATCCTACTACTGGTTCGATTGATATAAATAAAATATAAAGCCAAGTTTTATATAATACAAAGTGAGATAATATGGATAACAAATACACTGGACATCCAGATAAGTTAGATGATGATCCGAAAGTAGAAGATACTGGTGGATTAGATGCTCTGTTTCAAGGAGTGTACAGTTCTGTAGTAGAAGCACAAAATGTTATAGAACAACATTATTTAGAAGAGGTGACTAAGGATTATTTTGATGAAGAGGGCAAACCAAAAATGATTACGCTCACTCTTCCTGCTAGTAATGGTGAGATGAAACCAACTATGATTCCCGCCATAACTTTAGTTCCTCACAATGGTTTAAGTATCAAAGAAGTAGAAATAGAAATGCAGGTCGCTCTATCTATGGGTGACCCCAAACCCGCACCCAAAAAAGGATTTTTGAGAAGGCTGGGTACGGATATGAGTAATCGTAATGGAGGCAAAGAAATGGCTAAAATTCGGGTGGTATTCAATGGTAACGCTCCACCAGAAGGTTTGGCTAGAATTAAAGATCAACTGATTAAATTATTACCATCATAAAAAAGGAGAGTTATGGCAGATATGAGTGCATTTACTGGATTACCGATTGAAGAATTGATAGGTGGACCACTAATAGGTGCAGCAAAAGGACAAGCAAAACTAGCACAAATTACAATGGATTTCGTCAATCAAATGGCATTTCAAGAAGACGGAGTGACAGCAAAATTAATTCCAGTTATTGTAGATCGTTTAGTAAAAAATCCAGATACAGGTGCTGTAGAAAAATTACAACAAACTCTACAAGTTTCACCAATTACTCTAGTAGAAATTCCTAACTTTTCCATGCAAGATATGGAAATTGAATTTTCTATGGAAGTGAAACAGTCATCTCAAGAAAAATCTGCTACTGAAAATAAAAGTGCTCACGAAGCTGCAGTAAAAGCTTCAGTTGGCTATAGCGGATGGGGAGTTAAGGTAAAGGTAGAAGCAAGTTATAAATCAACTGCATCTGTAAGTGCCTCTAAAGAACAAACCAGAGGTTCTGACTTTTCAGCAAAATATCATGTTAAATGTACCGCAACACAAAAACCACCAACTGAAGGAATGTCGAGGTTTACTCAAATTCTTGCAAGTGCGATTGAACCAATCGAAACTACTGGTACAAAACCAGCTGGGGGTTGATTTTAATTAATGGTTGGTGGATTTTTATATTTCACCAACCATTTTATAATAAATGGAGATAAGTAAAATGGCAGTCAAGATACCACCTTACAATGGTCACCTATCAAAAAACTTTGGGTATCAAGAAATGATAAAAAGTTCAACAGCTGATCGTTTGGGTATATCAAATGACGCATCAAGAGAACACGTTATCAATTTAACAAACCTCTGTAATTTTATCTTGCAACCAGTAAGAGAAGAATTTGGAGTTATTCGTATCAATAGCGGATATCGTTCTCCTGCATTGAACAAGGCAGTGGGTGGTTCGGCTACAAGTCAGCATTGTAATGGTCAAGCAGCAGATTTTGAATCGACACGAATTTCCAATCCAAACCTCGCAAAATGGATAGAGAAAAATTTAGAATTTGACCAACTCATTTTAGAATTTTATGATGGTGTTGACCCAAATAGTGGATGGATTCATTGCTCTTATGTTCTTGATGGGAGTAATCGTAATAAAACAATGACAGCACTGAGAGTAAATGGAAAGACAAGTTATAAGTCAGGACTTCTCTCATAGGAGAAGAATATGAAATATTTTTGGAAAACGTATTTAAGATTTTTATTTTTCATAGGTCAATTCAATACACGAAAGAATTGGATTGACAATCACATTAAAATATGTTATAATAAATTAAATCAGTCAAACTATATCCAAAATAATCTTGATGAAAAAACATAAATGAGTTTCTACACTAACGTTGTAACACTAGGAAATAATATATTATTTCGTGGTATCTCTTCTGACGGCAAAAGATTCAAAGACCGAATAGAATACCACCCTACCTTATTCATACCCACCAAAGAAGAAACAAAATTTCGCACTCTAGAAGGTAAACCAGTTGGAGAAATCCAGCCAGGAACTATGAGAGAGTGTCGCGACTTCATTCGCAAATACAAAGATATCGACAACTTCAGTATTTACGGTAATGATAAATGGGAGTTCTCTTTTATCGCAGAACACTTTCCAGAAGAACATATCAACTATGACTTTGAGAAGATTCGTATTGCTTATCTTGATATTGAGACTGGCTCTGAGAATGGATTTCCTAATATCGAAACTGCTAACGAAGAAGTAACAGCAATCACAATCAAGGTTGACAAGAAGTGTTTTGTTTTCGGTAGAGGTGAATTTGTTCACGATAGAAAGAATGTTTTCTATTTCCGATTCGATAGTGAACGAGCATTACTACAGAAGTTCTTTGAGATATGGGATAAAGAATCTCCAGATATTGTCACAGGATGGAACATAGAGACATTTGATATTCCTTATCTTGTCAATCGTGCTAAAAGATTATTTGATGCTAGAAAAGACCCATCGAAATTACTTTCGCCTTGGAGAAAGGTAAGAGAGTACACAATGTATGGTATGGGAGGTAAGGAACTTCAGGCATATTCTATTATGGGTGTGGAAACTCTTGACTATCTTTCTACATATCGTAAATTTACTTACATCAACCAAGAGTCGTATCGACTTGACCATATCGCCTTTGTAGAATTGGGTGAACGTAAATTGGATTATTCCGAGCAAGGTTCTCTCCATCTTCTTTACAAAAACGATTACCAGAAGTTCATAGATTACAATATTAAAGATACCGAGTTAGTAGAACAACTTGAAGGTAAGTTGAAATTACTTGAAATGGTAATATCACTCGCTTATCTCAGTAAGGTAAACTACAGTAATACATTCGGTCAAGTTCGGATGTGGGATACTCTGATTTACAACAATCTTCTGAGGAAGAACATTGTAATTCCACCCAAAACACATTCCAGTAAAGATTCTCAATTTGAAGGTGCGTATGTGAAAGACCCACAAATTGGTGCTCATAATTGGGTTGTGAACTTTGACTTGAATTCGTTGTATCCTCATCTCATAATGGGTTACAATATTTCTCCTGAAACTTTGATTACTGATGAGTTGCCAAAAGAGTTACAACTTATCAAAGACACACGGCCAGGTGTGAATGGATTGCTGGATGAATCAATGGATTTACAAGCACTGACAAAATACAAAGTAACCTATACTCCTAACAACGAATTTTACAAGACGGATAAACAAGGTTTTCTTCCAGAGATGATGCAAGAACTATATGACAATCGTGTCAAATACAAATTGTTGATGATCGAAG